TGGCGTTCTTGTCGCGTTTCGCGCGCGCGCTCGTTGTCATTCCCGATCTTTACGGGGTAGGATGCCGCCATGAACGCACCTGACGGCACCCCCTCGCGCCGAGAACTCGAAATCCAGGTGGACATCGAGGCGATCCTTGACGTTGGCAAGGAAGCCCGCACCGCTGGCAGCTTCACGCCGGCCGTCGCCGCCATCGCCCGTGCCGCCGGCCTTCGCAGCGAGCGCCGCCGGGCGACATGGGCGCGTATCATCAGCGCCGAGTCCGACGACCTGGCCCGCGTCCGTCATCGGGTGACCGCCGCCACCGAGGACGGCTCATGGGCCGCCGTCTCCGCGCTCTCCTCCTTGGAGCGCGACATCGTGGCCGCCCGTGCCGCCGAGCTCGCCGCCATCGAGGAGCGCAAGCGTCAGGCCGGAGACCCGCAGGCCATCATGGCGGCGCTGGTGGAGACCATCCACGCGCTTCCGCCGGGCATGCAGGACGAGATCCGGGCTATGCTCGGCTGACCACAGAGAACGCATGCACCCCGGATCGCATGAGGCGGCCCGCGCTCTACAGCGGTGACCCCCGGCCTCGACCTACTCCGAGTCCTTGACGCCGCCCGCTCGCTCCGTGAGCGTGTCGAGGCGGATCCGCTTGCGCATATCCGCTGGACGCCACCGCAGAGGGAGTGGCTGGCGATGGCCGAGCCCCGAAAGCTCCTGCGCGCCGGCAACCAGCTGGGAAAAACCTACGTCGGAATAGCCGAAGTCATCTATCGCGCCACCGGAACACACCCGTTCTACCCCACGCGCCGCCCGCCGGTTGAAATCTGGATCGTCTGCACGTCCTGGGCGCAGTCCGTGGCGATCATGGGCAAGTTTTGGTCGCTGGTGCCGAAGGACCAAATCCGGTCGACACGATGGGACCCGCGCAACGGCTTTGGCAAGGACAACCCCGCCGTTGTGTTCCAAAACGGCTCGATCGTCCGCTTCCGCACGACGAATCAAGGCCCCGAGGCGCTGGCGGGCGCGACGATCGACTACGTCCATGTCGACGAGCCCTGCGACGACGACGTGTACCGCGAGCTCGATCGCCGCGTCATGCGCCGCGCTGGCTCCATCGGCATCACGCTGACGCCCATCAACCGCCCGACGGAGTGGCTGCGCGAGATGGTCAAGATCGGGGCCGTCACCGAGGTTCACGCGCGCCTCACCGCCGCGAATCTCACCCCCCTCGGCGCCCGTCGACCCCTCACGCTCCTCGACGGGACCGTCATGGACGAGGCGTGGATCGCTGGGGAGCGCGCCAAGACCCCCGCCATGACGGCGCCGGTCGTTCTCGACGGCGAATGGGAGACCCGCCCCGAGGGCGTGTTTTTCAAGTGCTTTGACGTCCTGCGGCACGTCCGCAAGGGTATCGACCTCGACCCTGCCCGCGGCACGATTCGGCACGTCCTCGGCTTCGACTACGCGACCGCCGACCGCGATTATGGCCACTGCGCCGTGCTTTCCAAGGTGCAGCCGTACACCGACGAGAAGGGCAACAAGTTTGCACGCGTCCTCGTCCTTGACGAGGTCACGATGCCCGGCACGGCGACCACCCAGGAGTTCGCCCGCGCCGTCCTCACGATGCTCGCCCGCAACGGCCTCAAGTGGGGGGACCTCTACGCGGTTCACGGCGACAACCCCGTGGAATCGCGGTGGGTTCAGAAGTCCAACATCAACACGATGAAGGCGCTCGTCATCGAGATGGGCATCAGCTATCGCGCGCTTTCCCCACAAGTGCTGAACGCCAAAGACCACGTCCGCAGCGTGGAGGCGATGGACAAGGGCTGTCGCTGGATGTATGGCGCCATCGCGACGGGCGACTACGTGGTTCACCCGCGCTGTGAGCTCTTGATCCGTGCGCTCCAGACCTGGGACTACGATCCGAAGCACCCGCTCAAGGACGTGATCGACGCGAACCGGTACAGCCTCAAGCCGTGGATCTTCACGTCCACGGTGTCCAGCGTGACGCTCCGGGTGACGTGACCTCTTGACGCCCACGTTGACAACCCGTCCCGCTCCGGGTAGCATCTGACACGATGTCCGACGCTCCCGGCACCATCCCGTCCGTCTACGGCGGCCCCGTCGTCGCGGACATCCGCGACTCCTACCGGATGGAGCACACCCGGCGTCGGCGGCGCATCATCTACGGCGAGCACATCGGGGACATCCAAGAGCGCATCAACAAGCAGATCGGGTTTGTGCGCGCCGACGTGATGGGCCTCCCCGACATGTCCGCGAATACCCTGCTTGCCATCGCGTCGCAGGTCTCCGTCTTGTACAACGACGAGCCCGAGATCGGCGCCCCCGCCGGCTCCGAGGCGCTGGTCCGCTCGCTGGCCGACCTCGGCGTGTGGCCCCTCATGCAGCGCGTTCAGCGCGATTGTTGGGCGTTTCGCGAGATGTTGGTGCGGGTCGACGTGGACGACGAGATGCAGACCCTCGCGGTACGCCCCGTGTACCCCGACATGGTTCAGGCTCTCGGAGACCCCCGCCGCCCCGACCGCCCGACGCTGATCCGCGAGTACATCAACGAGCCCGGGATTGGCTGGTGCGCGCACGTCCGCGACATCCGCGACCCGAAGAACCCGTCGTATCGGGTCTACGCCCCCGACGGCGCGAGGGACATCACCCAGGACCTGAACGACGGCCGGACCTTTGAGGGCCTGGACGGGTACGACTGCATCGGCAAGAACGGCAAGCCCTTCCTCCCCTATGCCTGGTACCACGCCGCGGCTTCGGGCTGGCTGTTTGACCCGTTCACGTTCCAAGAGGTCGTTGAGGTCGCCATCAACGCGGGCGTGTACCTCACTTACTACCGGCACGTCCTCCAAAACAGCGCATGGGCGCAGCGATGGACTCTCGGCGCGAACATCCGCGGGACGAACGCCGAGGGGGAGCCCGGCAGAGAACACCAGAACGTCGTCGCCGACCCCGCGTCGGTCATCATGCTTGACGCGGCGCCTGACTCGCCGAACCCGCAGGTGGGCCAGTGGTCGCCCCCTGTGGACCCCGCGAAGATCCTGGAGTCTGTCGGCGTCTACGAACGCCGCGCCCTCCTCCTCGCGGGCCTCTCCCCGTCCGACGTGACGCGCCAGGACGCCGACATCCGCAGCGGCTACAGCCTCGCGGTGTCGAACGACGCGATCCGGGCGGTGCAGAAGAACAGCGCCCCCCAGTTCCGCCGCGGGGATCAAGACCTCCTTTCGATCTGCGCTCGGCTGTCGAACCGCTACCTCGGCACCGACTACGCCGAGGCGCCCGGCGACTACCGCGTGAGCTACTGCGGCCTCCAGCCCTCGCCGATTGAGGCGCAGATGCAGCTCGACGTCCTCAAGGCGAAGCAGTCGGCCGGGTTCGTCGGCCCCGTCAGCGCCTACATGGAGTTCAACCCCACGTCCACCCGTGAGGAAGCCGTCCATCAATGCGCGCTGTCGCAAATGGAGGGATCCGAGGTGGCCGAGGAGGTCACGAGGCTCGGCGGCGGCGGCTCGCCCACCCCCCCGGGCGTCGTGGTCGATCCGAAGTCGGTGGTGCCCATGATGGACCTCCTCAAGGAGGCGTCAGCCGGCGCGGTGGACCGTGAGACGGTCTACCAGACGGCCATGTCGCTCTGCGGCCTTGGCGCAGCGGCAGCGCGCGACCTCGCCAACTCCATCAAGGTGGTGGTTCCGCCCCCTTCCGCGCCGCCGCTGAATTCTACCCCCGCCCCGGTGCCCGCATGATCTCCACCATCGCCGTTCAACGTGTCACCACCTCCCTTGTCGCCTTGGAGCACCCGGACGACTGGAAGGCCGGCGACCTCGCCAAGGCGGTCGCCAACCGCGCGATTGACATCGGCACCTGTCCCGCGGCGATGTGGTCCGGCGAGACGCGGACGACCCTCGGCGCCCTCACCTACGGCGAGGACACCCGCCCCGAGGACACCGACCCGGGCAGCACCTACCCCGACCCCGACGACACCCCGGTCACGCTGACCGAGGACGACCTTTAGCCTACCCGCCGAGCATCCCCAGCCCCGAGAGAACGCACTATGGCCGACGAGACCCCGCAGACCCCCGCCCCGGTCCCCTATGAGCGGTACAAGGAGACGACCGAGAAGATCACGTCTCTCAAGGCCGAGCTCCGCGGCGCCCGCGCCGAGGCCGAGACCTACAAGACCAAGATCGGCGAGTACGAGCCCAAGGTCAAGGAGTTGGAGGGCGCCAGCGCCACGATCGAGAAGCTGAAGGCCGAGCACAAGGCGGCGGCGGACGGCTGGGCCGAGGAGCGCGGCCTTCTCGTCCACGGCGTCACCGACGAGGAGGACGTGGTGGTCGCGCGCACGCTGTACGCTCGCCTCCCCGCCGAGGGCAAGCCGAAGTCGATCGGCGACTGGCTGGGCTCGCTCAAGGCCGAAGGCGCCACGCCTCCGAAGGCGCTGTCGCATCTGTTCACCAAGCCCGCGCCGGGCGACCCCAAGGCCGCCCCGCCCCCGCGCCCGAACCCCGGCGGCGGTGGCGCTCCCCCGTCGAACGGCTCCAAGCCCAACGCGGCGCAGCTCCGCGAGGCCACCGAGCAATTCCGCGACGGCAAGATCGACGCGGTGACGTTGCAGGGGATCCTTGCGGCCTCGCGCCGTCCGGGGTAGCATCTACACGTCACCATAGCGCCACGGGAAACCGCAACCCCGAGAGTCCTGGAACGGGACAAGCGAAGGCGAAAGCACAGGCTTTCCACCCCTTCCCTTCTCGGAGTCCTCCATGGCCGCACCCGCTGGCGCAACTCTCTTTGCCTCGCTCGCCGACGAGACCGTCACCGCGCAGCTCGCCGCTGACTACGACCTCCTCCTCGCCGACCGCAACGCCCTCCAGGCCCACCCGGCCCTCGGCTACCGCGGGTCCATCGTCGGCGCCGGCTCCAACGCGCTCAAGGTCCCGCAGATCGGCCTCCTCGGCTACGACCGCATGGCGACGGGCACGGAAGGCGACCCGGTCGCGAACACCGACCTCACCGACTCCGCGGCCACGATCACCGTCGTCCAAAAGACGATCGTGCGCGAGCCGTCCGACCTCGCCAAGATGGTGGACAAGTACGGCGCGCTGCGGCCGGACATGATGGGCATGGACGCGCTGATGATGGGTACGCTCATCTTCCGCTACATGGTCGCCAACGTCACGGACGACTTCACGGCCACCGTCGGCACCAGCGGCGCCGCGGCGACGTTCTCGGACCTGCTCGACTCAATCACCACCCTGGAGATCGCGCAGGCCGTCGGCCCCTTCCTCGGCATCCTGCACCCGAAGCAATGGGGCGACATCCGCAAGGACGTGGCCGTCAACTCGGGCGGCGCGATCCAGTGGAACTCCGGCAGTCAGCGCGTGATCGACATGATGAAGGGCCTCGGCTCCCAGGGCAACTGGCTCGGCGTCGACTGGGTCACCACCACCGACGTCCCCACGGCGACCGGCTCCAACTACGCGGGCGGCGTGTTCGGCACGTCCGGCGTCATCTGGATGGACGGCGAGGTCCAGGTCGAGGATCCCATCAACCAGCACGCGCTGGCCAACAAGATCCTCTTCGAGCGCCAGCGCGTCGTGGCCGGCGGGACGACGAAGTACGCGACCCACCGCTACCTCGGCGTGTCCATCGGTATCAACGCCGCGGGCGTCAGCATCATCACCGGCCAGTAGTCTTTAGGTCGGGGGTCTCCGGGGCACGCTCCCCCGCGTTCTCTCGGAGACCCCCGCAGACCCCCCGCCTCTACCCCACCCCAGCCACGAGAGAACGCACATGGCACGTCCCACCCCGCCCGCCGCCCCCGAGATCGACGAGTCCGTCTGGCGCTCCATGCCCGAGGAGGTCGAAGGCGGGTCCTTCGCCCCGGCGAGTGGCATGCCGAGCCGTTCCGAGACCCCGATCACGCTGGTCCCCGCGGCGCCGGACTTCCAACTTCTCCACAAGAACGACCGCTGGACCGTCTTTCACGGTCGCGTCGTCCCCAACTTCCTCAAGCTCAAGTTCATCGGCGGCGTCGCCGGTGTCGACCAGATCGTGAGCGACACCGGCCGGATCACCCCCCGGATCGGCGTGGCGCTGGCGAAGCGGCAGGAGGAGGGCAAGATCGCCATCCCCTTCGATGCCATCCCCCGCGCGCACGTCGGCCGCGCCGACCTTCACCAGACCGTAGGCAGGCCCCCGTCCTACCTCTGGAAGCCCAAGGGCCGCCCCGACCTCGCGCTGCTCATCTACGAGCGGTGCCACCCCGGCGACACGTCGATCACCTATGACGTCAAGGGCTATATCGAGTTTTGCGACAACCTCGTCACCACCGGCGTCATCCCGGCGTGCCCCCTGTTCGTGCTCCGCAAGATGCTCCGCAAGGAAGAGACCTCGTTTGCCGAGGCCGAGCTCAAGTTCGGCTCGCTCCCCTCCTACGCGCCCAAGCTGGCGCAGAAGCGGTCCATCATTGAGGCGATCCAGACGGCCATCAGCAAGCGCGAGGCCGACGAGAACAGCCGCCCCGGTGGCCGCCCCGTCGCGACCGGCGACACCTACAGCCCCGGGGGCGTGTGATGGCGATTCCCGAAGGCGAGCGCAAGACGAGCGAGACCCGCGAGGCGATGGTTGACCGACTGCGTTCCAGCAACGACAACCTCTCAAAGCAGGCGGCGACCAAGATCGCTGACGACTCCATCCGGCGCGTGGAGGGCCGCATCGAACGCGGCACCCTTCATCGCGACCGGCCCAACCAGCCCTGAAAGGAGCACCCCATGGCCGTCAAGACCGCAAACCCCACCTTCCAGTCCTTCCGCGGCACCATCCGAGCGAAGGGTGGCATCATCCGCGACTTCGCGGTTGCCCCCAACCGCCGCCTCAACGGTCTCTCTGACCGGCTGGAGCTGAAGTGGGTCGCCGGCCAGCGCGGCAAGCCGGCCCTCAACGCGGACATCCAGAACGTTCTGGAGACCGTCCGCATGATCGCGGATCCCGACTTCGAGGTGCTCGGAACCAACGCGACGAGCTCGTCTGTGGCCTTCGCCGTTACCGGCGGTGTCACGCTGACCACGGCCGGCGCGGACGGTGACGCGGTCATCCTCCTCCCCCACCTCGACGCCAACCAGAGCGGCTGGACCCAGTTCACCTGGGGTACCTCCAAGTCCGTCGAATGGGAGTGTGAGATCGCGACCGGCGCGTCCATCGCCTCGATGGCCTGCTGGGCCGGTCTCAAGCTCACCCAGACCGGCACCGTGGCGACCGACGACGACCAGGTCTATCTCCGCTACCAGAGCGGCGTGACCTCGGGCAACTGGGTGGTCGTCTCGTCCATCGCGAACACCGATACACAGACCGACACCGGGATCGCCGTCGCGGTGTCGACCCGCTACCGGATCAAGATCCGGATCGACAGCGCCCGCAAGGCGTACGTCTACCTGTCCTCGGGCGCGTCCCCCGCGACCGGCGCCGACGAGCGCGTCCCCAACTGGACGCTGCTCTACACGACCGCCGCCCTCACGAGCGTCAACCTGATCCCGTACATCGGCGTTTCGGCGCAGGGCGCCGCCGCAGCGAAGGCCCTCACGGTCTACGGCGAAGCCATCAGCAAGACGATCGGGTAGTCCGATGGCCTACACCTACAGCGCCGCCAAGACCTGGGAAGGCATCATCGCCGGCCGCCGCACGTTCATCTACGCGATCACCGAAACGGGGATCGTGGACGCGAACAGCGAATGGACGCTCTCGACGGCGCTGGTTCCGGTCGTGGGCACCATCACGCACATCCGCGTCGCCGCCACCAAGGGCGCGGGTGCGGCCACCACGATTCAGCCCGTCATCGGCTCGGCGACGGGTCGAACCGATGTGTATTCGGCGGGTGGAACCACGGCCATCGCCTCGGCGGCGACGGTCGTGACCGACAACCGCTTCTCGGGCGTCACGCACGCGCTGTACGGCAAGACCGGCGCCAACGGGACGGCCGACAGCGCGGTCACCACTCTCACCATCCGCGCGGGGCACGGTTAGCATGTCTACCGAGGAGACCCTGTACACCGCCCGCATGATCGGCGTGGAGGCCTTGGAGGCGGGGCGTACGCAGACGCTGACGTGTCCGGTGTACCGGAACGGGGCGATCGTCGCCCCCTCCTCGGGGACGATCACCGTCTACGATGCCAGCAACGTCGCGATCGTGTCCGCCGCCGCTGTGACGGTGACGGCCTCGATCGCGACGTACTCGCTTGCCTCCACGTTGATTCCGACCACGATGGTCTACGGCAACGGCTGGCGCATCGAGTTCGCGCTGCTCATGCCCGACAGCGTGGTCCACACCTTCCGTCGGGACGCGGCGCTTGTGCGTCGCCGGCTCTACCCGGTCGTGACGGACGCCGACCTGCTCCGGCTCCATTCGGACCTGTCCGCCACCCGTCCATCGGGGGCGTCGTCCTATCAGGACTACCTCGACGAGGCGTGGGCGCAGATCGATAGCCGCCTCGCGCAGAACGCACGGCGCCCGTGGCTCATCATGGAGCCGAGCGCGCTTCGCAACGTCCACCTCTTCGGCACCCTCGCGATCATCTTCCGCGACTTCATGACGGGCAGCGGCGAGGGCGGGCGCTGGGAGTCGCTGGCCTCTCACTACGAACAGAAGTACACGACCGAGTGGGACGCGCTGACGTTCACCTACGACGACACAAACAGCGGCCAGGCCAACAAGCGCAAGACCGCGGGCGTCTCGTCCGTGTTCTTGTCCTCGGGCACGCCCCCCGGCCTGCGCCCGTGGCGGCTCAACCCGTGAGCGCCCTCACCTTCGTCCAGCTCCGACAAGCGGTGGTCGCCAAGCTCGCCGCCATGACGCCCCCTACCGGCGTGACGTGGACGCAGAGCCCGTACCTGTACGACCTGTTTGCGCGCGACCCGTCCACGACGGCCCATGGCGCGTGGGCGCTCGGCATGCCGACGAGCCTGCTGACCAAGGAGCTCCGCAACCAGGACGCGCAAGGCGGCTGGGTCGACACCGAGTTCCACCTCAAGTTCACGACGCGCGTGGCCCCCAAGGACCAAAACACGAGCTTTGAGACGGCGCTGGCCATTGAGCACGCCGTCATCAAGCAGATCCACACGCAGTCGTCAACGTGGCCGCTCGACTTCCGCATGTGGTGGTCCGGCACATCCACGCGCGGCCTCGTCGCCGGCTCTGGCGAATGGCTGGTCACCGACATCCCCTTCCTCGTCAAGTTCCACCTCCTTCCGCTTTCTTGAGGTCCCCATGAGCAACGCCGCCACGCCGTTTGTCCCGAAGGACGGCAAGATCACGATCGCGGACAACACCGGCACGCCCAAGACGCTGGTCATCCCCTACGAGGACGGCGACCTCCAGATCAGCGGCCTTGAGGCGTCCCAGCAGACGCATCAGGAGTTCCGCGCTCGGGGCAAGGTCTACAGCGTGCGCACCGTTGAGGATCGCCCGATCGAGTTCACGTTTAGCTGCCACGCGACGCAGTTCCTCTCCGACGGCACGACGGCGACCCCGTTCGACGTCGCCATGAAGCTCGGCGTCTGGTCGTCCGCGACGACCATGAGCCCGAACACCGGCGACGCATTCCTTGTCAAGGTGACGTGGACCGGCGAACGCTCCGACTTCGGCGCCACGGCGGACAACACGGTCGTTTACAAGTACTGCCGCCTTGAGATCGACTTCGCCGAGGGCATCCCCGGGAAGTTCACGGTCAAGGGCACCGCGTACAACTTCAGCACGGACGCCTACACCTACGCGTAGTAGACTGGCCCCGCAACCGAGAGAGAACGCATGTCGACCACCCCGCTCCGAGTCACGCTGCTCACGGACGCTCCGACCCCGGATCGTCCCGAGCCGCCCCCGCGCCAGCATTCGTACCGAGACCCCGGCTATGCCATCAAGGACGAGCTCTCCGCGGCGGCGCACAACGCCACCAACGAGAACGGCCCCATGCTGCGGGTCCTCGCTGCGACGGTCGGCCTGTGTACGCGCCTCGGCACGGAATCCAAGCTCGACTACGTCAAGGCCGGCTGCAACCCGCTCCGGTACGGCGGCGCGTTTCTGGAGTGGTTCCGGTCCCAGCCCGGGGCCGACACCTCGGCGCTCATTGAGGCGGGCGCGGCCATCCTGCGGGCTATCCGTGAGGACCTGTTCCCGCGTGAGGCCGAGGTCACCGAGGCGCTGGGAAAATCCGAGGGGAGCGAGGGTGGAAGGACCGGATCGCCCTCGACCTCTCCCTCGCCTACGGCCACGGCGATCTCGGCTGGTTCGCTCGACTGACCCGCGAGGAGCGCGCCCTGCTCCTCGCCCGTGAACGGCTGCGCTCCCAGGACAAGCAGAAGTGAACGTCACCCGCTACACGAACGGCGCCGCCACGGTCATCCTGACGGGTGACCTCGAAGCGTTCGCCCGAGCGGCGCTGGTGCAGGCCACGAACGGCGCGATCCACGTCATGGAGGCCGCCGCCGAGGAGGTCCGCGCTGCCGCCGAGGAGGTCTGGTATCGGCAGGTCGACCGCGAGACCGGCCAATCCGGCGCCCTGGCGGTGGTTACGACCGTCGACGAGGCCCGGGGCGAGGTGCGGGTCACCGTCGGCTCCACGGACCCCAGGAAGGACAAGCGCGGGCGCCCTGCGGTGGCCTTCATTCACCGGCCCCGTGCCCTCTCCACGGTGGTCGTCCAGATCACCAGCATCGAGTACAACCAACTCAAGTCCAAGGGCGGCACGCCCGCGGCGACCGTGTTCCACGCCCGGTTCGACGACCCCCACGCCGGGGTCAAGGCGGGTTTCTACTACCAGAAAAAGGGCAACCCCGACGCCTCGGACGGCAAGGTGCTCCTCCAAGAGTTGATCCGGAAGCCGATGCGAGCCAAGATCAAGGTGGTCCTCCCCGAGCTCGGGCGGGCGATCACCGCACGGGGCACCTATGGCCGGTAACGAGGTCGTCGGGATTGACATCGTCGCGCGCTTGGACCAGTTCCGGGCCGAGATGGGCAAGATTCCGGGCATCACGGCCGAAAACGCCAAGGCGATGGCGTCGGAGCTCAACAAGAGCATCAAGGCCGTCGAGACGCAGGCAAAGTCCGCGTCAAAGGGCGCGAAGGAAGCCGCATCGGCCGGCGCCGAGGTCACCAAGAGCGCCGCCCGGTCCAAGGCGGGGCTGGTGAACCTCGGGAACCAGCTTTCCGACGTGGCGAGCCAGCTTTCGACGGGGACGAGCCCGTTCACCATCCTCGTCCAGCAGGGTCCGCAGGTCGCCGGGGCACTTGACCTCATGGGTATGAGCTTCGCCGGTATGGGCGTCATCGCCGCATCTGCGCTTGCCGTCACCGCAGCCGGCGCCGTGCCCCTCGTCGCAGTCATGGCTGGCCTCGCCGTCGCCTCGGACGACGCCATCGTCAAGAGCAACATCCTCAACACGGCGCTGTACGACCAGGCCAAGCAGGCGAAGCCGGCACAGGAGGCGATCGACAAGCTGAACGACGCTTGGAAGCGGTTCACCGACGCTGCGTCGGTCGTTCAGGCCGACCTCGACATCATCAACGGCCAGATCAGCAAGGGCGCCGCGTCTGCCGAACAGAAGTCACGCGCCCTCGCGGACATGGCCGCATCCAACCTCGACGCCGATAAGGCAGAGGTCGACCGCCTCCAACAGCAGGCCGACGCTGCCGCAGCCCTCCTCAAGACGACCACCGACGCGGGCAAGCGCGCCGATCTCTTGGGCGCGCTCGGCAGTGAGGGAGGCATGGGCATCCGCGCCGACCTCAAGGCGGCCCGGGACAAGTACGAGATCGACCAGAAGCAACTGGTCGTCGCGCAACAGCAAGTCGCGATCGAGGGCGAGTATCAGGACGCCCTGGAGGAGTCCAACCGCGTCCTCGCGGAACGCACGAAGCACGAACAGGCCCTCGCCGAGGCGTTCCGTGCGGCACAAGAGGCGTGGCAGAAGGAGTGGGACACCACCCAGGCAGACGCCAAGGTTGAGATCGACCGTCAGGACGCGATCACTGCCGCGATCGTCAAGCAGATCGACGCGGTGCGCGCCCTGGAGATTGCGCAGATGTCCGCCGCCGACAAGGCATCTGCGGGGCTCACCGACCGCCTCAAGGCGATTGGCATTGAGGAACAGGCGACGCTCAACCTCGCGCACAGCGAGGAGGAGCGGGCCGGAATCCGCGAGTTCTACGACGCCCGGATCGTCGCCGAGACCGAGGCCACCGAGGCCGAGATCACGCGCATCAAGGCTGACGAGGCCAAGAAGCGCGCCAAGTCCGAGGAGACCGCCCGCAAGCAACAGATGGCGGCGGTTCAGCAGGCACTTTCGACGGCGGCTGACTTCGCATCCAAGGCGGCCGACGCCATGCAGGGCGTGTACGAGCACGCCAACGAGAACGTCACCGCCCTCACCGACCAACTGGCGGCCGGCGATGCCTACTACACCGACAGCCAGAAGCGCGAGCTCCAGAAGCGGCTTGAAGCGTCCAAGCGCGCCGCCCGCCGTGCCTTCGAGATTGAGAAGGCCGCCAAGATCGCCGCCGCGGTCATCAACACCGCCGCCGCCGTCACCTCGGCGCTGGCGAACCCCCCCGGGCCGCCCTACAGCATCCCCCAGGCCATCGCAGCGGGCGCCACGGGGGCCGTCGAGGTCGCCACCATCGCCGGCCAACAACCCGCCTTCCACTCCGGCTACGCCCCCGACGAGATGGCAGGCCCCCCGAGTCGGATGCTCAAGCGCGAGGGCATGGGCATACTCACCCCCCAGGGCATCACGGCGATGGGCGGCCCCACAGCCGTCAAGAATGCGAACGCTGGCGCCACCCCGTCGGCCGGTGGCCAGATCGTCGCCGTGACCGTCTACAAGAACGACCGGCAGATGCAGCATGTGAAATACGACGCGATCCGCGCCGGCGACCCCTACACCGAGCTCATGGCGCGGAATACGCGGCCTTGGAGGCGTTGACATGAGCCAAGACCAGCCGACCGGCGACTTCCGGATCCTCGTTGAGCCGGACACCCGGACGCAGGGCAAGTACGCCTCGGCCACGTCCCAAGCCGGCGCCCGTGCGGGCTCGATCACGCCGTCGCAGGCCACGTCCATGGCGCTGGTGTCCTCGGGCACGATCGACGCCTCGATCGACTGCACCGCCACCATCCTGACGCACCGTGCGGGCTCTCCCGAAGCCCTTGGCGCGACGTACCGATGGACGGCGGGGGGCTACACGTTCTCGTGGGACCCGCCGACGGCGGTGTCTGACCGAGAGTGCCTGAACCGGTCCATTACGGCCAACTACTGGACGGGGTTCCACGCCGCCCGCCTTCCGTCCGGGCTGGTGCTCGTGTCCACCATCAACGCGACGTCGGACGTGGTGGTCTGGTACAAGCCGATACTGTTCTCGTGGACCTCGGTCACCGTCCGCACCGGCGCCACGGCCCCGCAGGCGTGCCTGTGCGTCACCCCCAGCGGCCGGGTGCTCTGCTTCTCGACGCATGCCGAGTCGACCACCAAGACGCAGATCCGGATGCACTACAGCGACGACAACGGCGCGACGTGGTCCACGGGCGCCACGAACGTACTCGACGCGCCGTGCGGCCATGCGTCGAGCACCATCAACCGGATCCGCGCCGCCTACCTCAACGGGCATATCGCGCTGTTCCTCTGGATCCAAGACTCAAGCGACATCATCCAGCATTGGGCCGGCGACGGGTCCGGCAGTACGATGACCAAGATCGAGACGTTCAGCACCGCGGACAAGAGCAACCTGGATGCCATCGCCTACAACGGGGAGATCCTCGTTGCCGTCATCGAGAAGTTGCCCGCCGGCCCCTACGCCCCGATCTACGGCCCGCGCCTCTACCGCCTCGGGTCCGCGTTCCAAGCCCTGACCACCTCGTCGCCCGTCCTCGCGTGTAGCGCCTCGGACACGACCGAGTGGGGCATCTACACGGCGGGGGCCTTCACGTCGGCGGAATGCGCCCTTGCGGCCGACGACGACGGCACCCTGTACCTGTACGGCCGGGGCAACTCGGCGTCCACCTACGGGGTCACGGCGTCCATCAGCACGACGGGCGGCGCGACGTGGACGTCGACATACCAGAGCCGTGGGCCTGCGCTCGGGCTGGAGATCTACAACTCCGGTGACGCAACGACGCGGATCCGGGACATCGCGGTCTCCCCTGAACGTGGGCGTATGCTCATGGTTCACCGCTTCACGGCGGCGGCCACCTCGGCGGATGACTCGCTCCACGTCGCCTATCTCGGCGGCTACACCAACGTCCCGATGCCGGATGACGGATCGGCGGACCTCGGCGTCAACGTCGCCGGCTGGGATGCGGTCTATCTGCCTGTCAACCTCCCCACGGACGCAGCCGGTACGTGGTCGGAAAGCCACACCGGGAGCCCGGTCAACACGTTCGTCACCGCCGGGCTCAACGCGACCACGACGGGCGGTGAAAGCCAAAAGTGGTATGCGTCCCCGACGATCGACGCCGGCAAGGAAGGGCGTGGCGTCCTCGCGACGCTCCGGTTCGACCTCACGACGGGATCCGCGGCCTTTGAGGTGCGCGCGTCGGACGGTGTGCATTCGTTCTGGGTTCGGGTGACCGCGACTGCGACGAACATCGTACTTCGGGACCTCGTGGCAGCGGCCGACCTCGCCACGGTCACCACCGTCGACGCGCTTAGCGGCATCGAGGTGCGGATTGCGGTCGGGCAGCCGTCCAATACGTTCACGTCCAACGTGGGGTATTGTCAGGCGTGGTATCGGTCAACCGCGTCCCTTCAGACGAACAACATCTATCAAGCGCGCCCATGGACCTCGATCGGCGGGTCGACCACGTTGTCCAAGGACAACAGCGCGACCTCGCTGGTCAGCTTCTCCAACATCCTCGGCGCCAGCGACATCACCTGGCAGTGGGCCGCCTACACCTCGGGAACGTACGTCGGCCCGTCCAACTGCTACGACGCTGCGACGGTGCGCGGCCGGTTCTTCGGTTCCGCGTCAACGCCTAAGCACCTGTTCCGGGGCGCGCAAATCAACGCAACCTCCGGCCCCACGGTGCGCGGCGATACGTGGACGCTCGCGACCACCTACGACTACGGCGTGACCAACCTCGATCCGTTCTCGGCCCCCTCCCCCCGGCGCCCGTGGAGGTCGACGGGCGTGTCCGTAAATCAGGACATCACCCTGACGCTGGACATGGGCCTTGTGGCGGGCGACCTGATCGGGGTCTACCTGCAAGGCTGCAATTTCAAGACGGCCGCGCTCTATCAGGACAGCGGCGCTACCACGAAGATCGCGGACGTGAGCCTCCTCCTCAAGGGTGGCCTCGCGTTCGACCGGACCCGCAACCTGATCACCCCCAAGGCGGGCGGCTCGGCGCTGGGCACCCCGGCCCAAGAACACCGGCTCGCGGGCTGCTACTGGGTGGACAGCATCGGGGGCAACGCGAGGCTCATCCAGACGAACACGTCGGGCGACTGGCTCGCGGGCGCCGTGACGGGCTACCGGCCCACGCGACTCACGCTGGACGCCTACGACGGCGCCGACCTTGCAACGGGTACAACTGGGCAAATCTGGTCTGACCGGGTGCTCATCATCACCCAGTTGACCACCTCCACGGACACGCTCACGCTCCGGATTCCAACCACGGGGAACACCGGCGTCGCGTCCTACTTCACCGTTGGCACCATGGCCGTCGGTCGCGTCCATGTCCTCGGCCCGCGCGACTACGCCTACCGGTCGTGGACGACGTACACCGGCACCGAGCGCGTTGAGGGCCGCTACGGGTCGACGCACAGCCGCCGCATCCTCCCCGCGCGCCTCTCGGTCGACCTGCCCTTCACGGACGGCTACACGACGGATGCGGAGTGGGCCGGCACCGCCAACTACATGACGATGGGCTACGGCTCCGCACCGCCCATCAGCAAGGTTCGGGTCGACGTGCCCGGCCGGGTGGAGGGCATGTTGCGCCGCGCCGGCCAGATGGTGCCCATCGTCTACGCCCCTGACGTGCCGCAGCTCGCCAGCGCCCCGACCGACAGCACGCCGGTACAGGTGAACGACCCCCAGCGGCTCCTGTACGCATGGATCGAGACGGACACGTTCCAGACGGACGTGGTGGTCGGCGACGAGATGACCAACGAGCTCGTCCGGGGCGGCACCGTCCGGCTCCTTGAGGTGGTCTGATGCCGTACGAGTACCTCTCACCGACCGCGCTCAAGGCCGGGCGCCCGTGGTGGCTGGTCGAGCTCTACTTCGGCGGCGCCCCGCTCCGGCTCGCGGGCGCCGACATTGACATCACCGATTCGGCGAGCGGGACCACCCTGCACTTCATCGCCGGGTTCGACGACCTCGATGTGAACGAACAGATGGAGATCCTGAACGACAGCGCCGGCCAGAACACCGTGAACCTTGACGCGATCTTCCCGGTGGACGTGGCGACCCTGATCTCCCAGGGCCAGATCCTCGACGGCGCTCGGGTGACGCTCTCGCAGTGGGTCGAGGGCACCGATTGGAGCCTACGCCGCGTCGTGTTCGACGGCATCGTCCAGGGGCCGCAGTACGGCGCCGAGGGCGAGCCGGTGTCGCTCACGATGGCGCAAACGCTCTACTCACAGCCCGCGGTCATGCCGGCGCCGACGCAGATCGTGACTGGGACGACGTGGAGCACGATCACGACGCTCTCCGAGGAGTGGCTTGGCCTGCCCTACCCGATCATCATCGGCACCCCCGGCGTCGTCGCGACCGACATCCAGGCGCAGGGCCGGATCAGCGGATCCAAGGCGTTGTGGGTCGACTTCGGTGACGTGTCCCGGGTGAGCGGCTGGTCCGGCCTCACCGCGGTCATCGCCACCCACCACGTCCAGACCGAGCGCGTGATTGTGTCCTCGGACGACTTCACGGCGGGCTTTCGCGCGAAGGTGACCAACGGGTTTGACGCCCTCCGCCAGCCCGTCGCCGTTCTGCTCTGGTATTACTCCTACAGCGGCACCGGCGACCCTTACACCTACGACGGCACGATCGGCCACTACACGTTCAGCGCGACCGAGTCCGACAGCGTCGACACCTACGGCCTCGGGCACAACTCGGTTCACAACATGGTAGTTACCGACGTTCAGCCGCAGCTGTACGTCTCGTGGTACGACTCGATCGACCATAAGGGCGGCCAGCTCTACCGCGGGCGAATGCTTCGCGACGCCGGGGACGTGATCCGCTGGGCGTTGGAGCAGTCCGGCCAGCCCGTCGACCACGGCCGGTGTGCCGCGCAGGCGTCGCTCCTCTCGCGCTTCAAGATCGACGCCGTGATTGACCAGCCCGTCGACCCGTGGACGTGGCTCCGTGACGCCCTCCTCCCCGTGCTCCCCGTGAGCATCGAGGCAGGCGGCGAGGGCTACTACTACCGGGTGTGGCGCTGGGACGCGACGGCCGCGGACGCGATCGACCACTTCGACGGCGACGTCGACTCGGACGTGGAGTTCCTGACGCCCATCAAGTCCGACTCGCAGCGCCTCGCGACCGACTTCACCCTCCGATACGGCTTCTGCGCGCGGACGGGTGAGACAACGATTTCAGCGCGGGTGAGCGCGGACCCGTTCGACGCGAACCAGCCTCGGATGCTTCCCAACGCGCTCTGTGTCGCCGCCACCACCCGCCGACGGGCGCAGGGGTTGGAGCCCTTGGTGGCCGATGTACTGGAGACGGACGTGATTTACGACGACGCCACCGCCTTCGCCGTGCTCGCCTGGCGCGCGGCGTCCCGGGCGATGCCGTTGGAGCGCGCCACGCTGCGCCTCACCCCCGAGCGCGCCGCCGGCAAGGAACAGGGCGCGGTCGTCATCCTCACCCGCGCCCGCCTCGGCCTCTCCCGCTGCGTCGCCCTCATTGAGCGGATGACGCTCGGGGAGACGGACGTGGTAGAGGTGCAATGCATACTCCGGCGCTGGCCCGGGATTGACCTCTGGAGAGCAGCATGAGCCTCGGTGACGGCAAGCTACAGCGATTCGTCTACTCGGGGCAGGCCAACCCGCAGGAGCTGGAGATTGCCGCCGGCTCGGGCGTCACCATCACGCCGACCGTGTCCGGGCGCCGGCTGACGCTCACGGTTGCTGGTTCTGGAGGCGGCTCCTCCGACCACGCCACCCTCTCCCACCTCGACTATGCGAGCGCGGGGCACACGGGCTTCGTTCCGGCCACCCGTACCGTGAGCGCCGGGACCGGCCTCACCGGCGGCGGCGCGCTCTCGGCTGACCGGACCCTTGCCCTCGACGTGTCCGGCGTCACCGCGGCGAGCAAGGGCAGCGCGACGCGGGCCGTCACCGTCACCGTGGACGCCTACGGCCGGACGACCGCCCTCTCGGACGTGCTCATCACCCCGGCGTACAGCTCGGTGACGGGCACTCCTATTATCGGCACGGACGTTCAAGCCTGGGACGCCGACCTCGACGCGGTGGCCGGCCTTTTCACCACCGGGATCGCCGTCCGCACCGGGCCGGGGACGTGGACCACGCGGGTACTCACCGCGCCGGCTGCGGGGCTCACCATCAGCAGCAACGGGGGCGTGTCGGGGTCGCCCACCTTCGCCCTCGCCGACGACCTCGCGGCGCTCGAAGGGCTCTCCGGCACCGGCTACGCCAAGCGTACTGGCACCTCGACGTGGTCCGTGTCGTCGACCGTCCCGTGGTCAGATGTCGCGAGCACCCCCACCACTCTCGCCGGGTACGGCATCACCACCCCCATCGCCATCGGCAGCGGCGGCACGGGGCAGACCACGGCGTCGGCGGCCTTCGACGCGCTCGCGCCCACGACCACGAACGAGGACCTGATCATCCGGCGCGGCGGGACCAACGCGCGGCTCGCGGCTGGCGCGACCGAGGGGATGACCCTCCAGATGCGCAGCGGCGTCGTGACGTGGGCCGCCCCCGTCGTGGTCGGCCTCCTCGCCCGCGGCGACGTGTTCATCGAGGGCCGCACCCTCACCGATGTCCCCTCTTGCACCTCGACGGACAAGCCGTAATGCCCACCCGCTACCACCTCGGCACCGCCGTACCCGCCACCGCCGACGCCGCGGGCATCATGGCCGCCCTCGCCACGGTCCTTGCGACCGCGACGGACGTGGACACCGGCGCATCGACGGCCGGCGGCATCCTCACCTGGACGCGCGACACGACGGCAGGGTCGCAGGCGATCTACTCCAACGCCTTCGGCCCGCGCAACAGCCGGATCATCCTCGCCGTCCACGACTCCGGCACCCCGTCCCCGTCGCCGACGATGCTCTCGCTCGGCGGCGACAGCTACACGGCAGCGAACCTGTTCATCGGCCTGTGCGACAACGCCGCCGGCAACTACATCGCGTGGCAAAATGCCGGTCCCTTCTACCAAAGCGGCGGCTCCGGCTCCGTCTGCACCTTCGCCGGATACAGCCGCTTCTCTGTGTCGTCCGGCTCGACGGCCGGGGAAATGCGGGTGTGGTCGTCGCTCTACGACGTGTGGATCCAGGCCCGCGTCAGCACGACCAGCGTTCTCACGGCGCACTACGGGGCCATCGTCCAGGGCGTGACCGGCTTCCAGGAGTCGGACGGCTACCGCTACGGCGGCATGGTGTCCGGCATCTCGGACATGATCAGTACGTGGCGTAGCTCGACTTCTACCGGCGCGGGGGCGTTTGGAAAGCACGCCAACACGAACGGAGCACCGCACGCCTTCGTCTACACCGTCGGCGCGACCACCACCCGCGCGATCCGCATGGCGCACATCCGGTACGCCACCGCCAACTCGGCGACGGCCAAGTGGGAGAGCGCCGGGCCCACCTTCGCCCGCGGCGGGGTCCAACTGGAGTACGACGCTGCTCCGACCAACACCGTCGGCGGCTGGCTCGGCGTGGCGGACGGCACCTCAACGCAGACTGCTAGCATCGTCAACAGCGCGGCGGCGACCCTGTGGGGCTGGGCGCTCTCCTCGACGGTGAGCGGCCTGGAGGACTCCATCGTCATCGCCAAGACCTACTAAGGAGCCGCATGATCCCCGTCGTGAGCAGCATTGTACTCGTCAACATCTCGCCGAACGACCCGCCCGTGCTGCGACCCCTCGTCGTGACGTCCACGCTTTCCAGCACCAGCGTCAGCGGGCGCGTGCTAACCGACGGGCCGGGGGACGACGCGCTTCTCGCGGGGCTGGGGGAGTCGGCGTATCACCCAGACTACCTGTCGGATCTGACCAAGGCAACGGCCGCCGATGGGTCGGTCGCGTTCAAGGAATGGAGGTGGCCGTGACCCTCTCCCCCCACTTCACCCTCTCCGAGCTCTCCCGCACCTCTCGCGACGCGTTCCGCGCCGAGAACGAGCACGAGGCGCTGATGCACGCCGATAACCTCACGGCGCTCTGCGTCGACCTGTTGGAGCCCATCCGCGCGCACTTCGGGGCGCCGGTCGTCATCCACAGTGGCTTCCGGTGCCAGGCGTTGAACGACGCGACGCCGGGGAGCTCCAAGGTCTCGCAGCACATGAAGGGCGAGGCGGCGGACTTCCACGTCGACGGGCACACGCTGGAAGAGGTGTGGACGTGGATCTGGAGGGACTCCGGCCTGAAGTTCGGGCAGTGTCTGATCGAGGGGCACGGCGGGCCGCCCGCGTGGATCCACTGTTCTCTTGGCCCCCCGTGGCGTCCGGCGTCCAAGTCGGGGCAGCACTTCCGCATCACGGACTCGACCCCGTGACCCTCGCCGCCGCCGGTTGGACCCTCCACTCGGTCTATGCGGTCCTCGCTGTGGTGGCGGGGCTGGCGCTCGGGGCGCTGACCGCGTGTTATCTCCCCCGTAGCTGATCCACCGAGTCGTGGAGTCAGTACCGGCCTCGTCCCGAAGTGGGCGGGGACGAACTACTCCTCGTCGCTGATCTCCTTCGCCAACCCCTCCCCCACCATCCCGACCCCGTCGCAGTCCTCGCACTCTACGGTGCCGTCCTCGCACTCCCCGCAGCCGGTCCCGAGGCACCAGCTACAGCGCACGCGGGCGCGACCACGGCAGGCGGGGCAGGGGACAGCGTCGCGGCGGTGGTAGGAGTCGGAGCGGGGGCGGGTCACGGGGTGCCCCTACCGGCCGCGTCCATGCCCACCCATTCCGACGTGTCCAGCCCGAGATCACGCAGGCGCCGCCGGATCGTGTTTCGGTCGACCCCCATCGCCAACGCGATTGCCTTCACCGACATTCCCTCGCTCCACATCTCGGCAGCGCGTGCGACGTCCACGTCCTTACGCGGCCGTCCAGGTTTACGCCCCTCCTCGATGGCGTGGACCATGCCAACGCGGATGCGGCCCGAGCGGATAGCCGAAAGCCTCTCCACCTCGGCAAGCAGCGCCCCGACATCTTGGGCGTATGCGGCCCGCCATCCGCCAATGCTGGCACCAGCCGGCGGCAGGCTCCGGGCGTGGACCTCGCGGATCTCGGCGAGGGTGGGCTTCATGGTCCACCCCAACGCCCAAGCGCCACGGCCACCGCCACGCACGCCTCCCCCTGGGTGGCGTGGACCGTCACGTCGTTCGGCAGATCGGCGATCCACGGCACCCCCGCCGCCCGCTTGTGCATGGACGGGCTGTAGCGCACGCGCCAGGCTTCGGGGCCGAGGAGGACCATGAGACAACCGGCGGTGGCGGGGTCGGTGGGGTCCGGCTGGCCGGGCTTCACCGTGGCGACGTTCTCGCAGCAGTCGGGGGCGTCGCCGTAGCAGTCCCCGGCCAGGTCGTCGGTCGTCCACCACCCGTCTTTGCCGGGGGTGCAGATGCGCTCGTCGTCCAGCGTCAGCATCCCCGGCACCCACCTCCACCCCGGCAGGTCGGTGGCGCTCACGAGGCGCCCCCACCCGCCCGATCCAGCTTCTCGATCCACGCCACCGCCACCGCCGCGACCTGCACGAGCTCGGCGCGGAGCTTGACGTGGTCCGTCTCGGCGAACGCCTCGCAAACCTCCTCGTCGAGGATGTGGCGGTACGTCAGCTTGCCGTCACGGGCAGCGCGTTCGCAGTCGGCCTTGACGACCTCGGCGACGAGCGGATCGCCACTGCGGCCGGTCCCGTCCGGATGGTTCTGCACGCCCCACTTGGCGTCTTGGCGGGCGCGTTCGGCGCGGATGTCGTTCAGTACGCGGTCCATCAGAGACTCCAGGGGACGGGCCGCGCCGTCCGGGGCAGGTAGAGAGGGTGACGCGGGGCGCCGTTCTTGGTGAGGCCGAACACGCGGGGCTTGCAGTCCACCTCGCGGAAGATGGACAGGATCTCGTCGCGCCGAACAGCGGCAACGTGATCCGACCACGCGCACACCGCCCAGGGCACGCCCGCGAGCGTGGCGGCGAGGTAGCGGTCGTTCTCGTGGCCGGTGAAGTCCGCCACGTCCGCGAGCGCCTTCGGGTCGGTCGCCCGATAGCCGTAGGCGTTGAGCATCACGAGCCCGCCGAAGCCCATCTGATCCGCGAAGTCGACACACCTCCGGATCGTCGGGTCGTCCTGAAGGGCGTCGGCAGTCGATGGGTTGAGACCGATCACTACGAGGTTGCCGGGGCGCTCGGCGTTCCACCAACGCTCCAGGGTGTAGCGGTAGAGGCCGCAAGGGGAGAGGACCGCCGTTCGCTGGTAGGTTGGGCGAGTCCAGGGCCGGGTGTCCATGCGTTTGTCCCCAGAGGACTTCGGTGTCCAGATCGCCCAAAGCCCGCACGTCGGGCACTGGGTCGTGTGGTGCGTCGCTGACATCACCTCGGCCCATTCGTGCCACGCGAGATATCCGTCGGGGCAGGGGGTGTGCGTTGCGGCAGCGGGCAGGCGGCGATGGTGCTACTCACGGCGACTCCTTCGCGCTGTTGACGATCGCATCCAACTGCCGCCGCCGCACATCCGGCAGCGCGTTCTCCCCCGCCTTCCACTTCGCCACGCACGACCGAGCAACCCCCAGCCGCCGAGCCGTGGCGGCGTCGGAGCCGGTGATGGCGCAGGCGGCTTCGATCAGGTCGCGGACGGTGGTGAGGCTGGGCGGGGATGGGTTGAGGCTGGCGAGCGCGGCATCGATCTCGGCGCGGGCGTTGAGGAGGTAGGCTTCGGTGGGGGTCATGCGGGGCTCCGGGCCTTGTCGGCGGCGATCATGGCGGCGCGGGCGGGGGTAGGTTGATGCGGGTCACTTGACCACGAACACGAGATCCGCGTCCTTCGCAGCGATGTCCGCAGCCTCGTTCGCCGTCAGCCCTTCGCGGGGGACGGCGGCGTTGATGTCGGGGTCGTAGGCGCCGATGGTGTAGCCGTGGCGCTCGGCGTAGTTGAGGGCGGCGCGGTAGGTGAGGCCGTGGTCGGCGGCGAAGGTGGGGAGGGGGAGGCGGGTCATGCGTACATCCGAGCCAGCGCCACGATGCGCGCGGCGTTGCGGGGGAAGCGGTCGAGGTCGGCGAGGAACCCGTCGGCCTGCGAACCGGAAAGGGAACCCCGGCGCCGCATGCCGAGGATGATGGAGCGGGCTTCTGCGGCGGTGATGTTCATCGTGTCTCCGTAGGTGTTGAGGTAGCCACCTCACCGCACGTCCTACCGGGGCAGGGCGGGCGGGGAGGGGGTTACTGGTCGGCGAGTGCAAAGAAGGTGGGGTGGTCCATCTCGTTGACCGCGGTGATCACGTAGTTCCAGTTGGAGTGCTGGGCGTGGAGCGCATCCGCCATGCGTTCGGCGGTCGCCCGCTCGTTGCCGCCGAGCTGGTCGTTGATCGTGGCGATGGCGTCGGTGCGGGTCATGTCCATGTGATGCTCCGTGGTGGTTGCCGACGTCCTCGCCGCCAGCACCTTCCTTGTACCCGCCACCCGTCCCCGCGTCAACATCTAAATCAACACCCCCCGCACTTTGACACCTTGTCACGCCGACCCCGTGCCAACGAGCGCGGGACGTGCTACCGTCGGGGCAGGAGTCCGCATGCTGAACGCGCTCGTGTTGTCCCTCCTCGGTGAGATCAAGATCACGATCCCGTGGGACGCGCTCCGGGCCATCCCGGCGGATGTCGTCGCGGCGGTCGGGAGTGGCGATACCGCCCCCCTTCGGCAGCATGTGGCCGAGGCGCTGGATGAGGCGGTCGACTTGTCCAAGGTGCCGCTCGTCGGGGCGATGGCCGAGCATGAGCAGGAGGCGCTTGCGGTCGCGGTCGTGGACCACGTCGCGGCCACCCTCGGCGCCGACATCGCGTCGGGCGCGTTGCCGCTGACGGGGGGCAAGGCGCGTCGGTTGGCGGCAACGGTCGTCAGCACGCAGGCCGAGGCGGACGCGGTGCTCGGGATGGGGCCGATCTGGCGGGCGACGCACCCCGCGATGGTTGCCGCCGCCAAAGCCTACGGGGCGTGACCGTGAGCGACCTCTCCGACGGCATCGTACAGCTCGCGCTCGACACCGCCACGAAGCTCCCGGCGGCGCTCTCCGAGGTCAAGGCCGAGGTGGTCGCCAGCCGAGAGGCCAGCGCCCGCGCCCACGAGGCGCACGGAAAGAGGCTGGACGAGTTCTCGGGCGTCGTCGCGTCGGCATCGGCCGCGGTCGCTGCGGCCAGCGCCACGAACGCCCGGCTGGCGGCGGTCTTGGAGCGCATCGAGGCGCGCACCGAAGCGACGGCGGCGAAGGTGAGCGACGCAGCCACAGACGCCGAACTCGCGCGGAAGAAGGCCGATGAGGACCGGGTCAACGCGCGGACGAAGATGTGGGCGCAGGTCGACTTCTGGATCACCCGGATCGGGGTGGCTCTCGCGACGGCCTGGTTTGCACACCGCGAGCTGACCGTTCCCGACCCCGGCACGACCACCACGACGGCGACCACGACGATTACGGCGCCGGCCGATGCCACCCACTGACCTCCCGCCCGAGGTTGCTGAGATGCTCGCCAAATCGGCACCCCGACCGGCCCGAACCGCTCTCGGCCACATCGCAGCGAACGGCGAGATGGCGCGGGCGGTACAGGAGGCGCGGGCGGCCGGCGACGACGAATGGGCGGCCGAGATGCTACGCCAGCCCCGCGGGACCATGCCGGTTCGGCGGGGGCAGTCTTTCCCTCCACGCGGCTAAGAGGTTCCCATGGGCGACTCCGTCGACAACATCGTGTATGGCCCCCACGCCGCGAGCGGCACCGTCACCGGCCGGCGCGTGACGATCCACAAGGGGTCGACCAGCTACTACGCCGAGCTCGGCGACGTGGACGACAACACCCACGCGGCGCTCGTGTCCGCGGCGCGTACCTCACAGGCGTCGTTCGACACCTCGGCCGGCAGCGCGTGGGGGTCGGCCTACACCGGGCTGTCCCTCGGCATCAAGCAGAGCATCCGGGCCGCCGTCGCCGCCTACTGACCGAACAGCCGGGCGACGGTGGACTCGATCCAGCCGTGGAGCCGCATCAACACCGCGGCCTCAAGAAGCCAGTCGCCGGCAGCGCGTAGGGCGCGGGCGGCTTCGGGGTCGCGGGTGCAACCGGCGGAACGATGCGCCTCACGCCCCGCTTCGGCGAGCGTGTCAGCCATGGACGCCCGGCGCGTCGCCATCGCTACCAGTGTTGCGGCGATGACGTGGCGATCCATGGGGTGAGTGTAGCACACCCCTACCGCGGCCGAGCATCCCACGCGGCGAGGGAGGCGGGGTAGTGGGCGGGGTTCATGGCTTCACGCTGGCGGGGTTGACGGCCGCAATCACGTCCCCGACCGCCCGCAGCTCGTCGCACACGTCCGCGCCCCTCCGGCCGCCGGTCGCCCGTAGGCGGTTGTCCGCGGCGTTGGTCGTCGTGTTGACGACGTCCAGCGCCGCCTCCAACCCCCGCCGCACGCCCTGGGTGAAGGCGGTGTCCCTCTTGTCGCCGAGGATGCCGATCTCCATGAGTCGCAGGCGGTCGCGGGTCTCCAAGACGTCGATGCGGGCGCGGGCGTCGAGGAGGTCGGCCCCGAGGTCCCGCGCTGCCGACATCAGGAGCGCATCCGACGCCGCAGCGCCGATGGTCCCGCAGTCCGCGAGCCGCTGGTTGGGCGCCGCCTCCACTTCCCAGCCGGCATGGTACGCGCGGCACCACGGGCCGGGGGTC